ACCAAAACGGGAGTTCGAAGCACACCCGAGGAACGTCTTCAACCCTCGTTGATTCAAGACCGCTGTGAACAGGCGGGTATTGTAGTCGACTGGGATGAGGAAGAAGACTCTGCCCCCATAACCAGTAATGAGTACACATCTCTGCGTGACATTGAAGACGGGCCATGGGGCACTGGCCTGTGGGGACTAGAAAACTTGTATAGTCGATATCCGCAATATGAGTACCCCTTGTCTGATGACATACCGTGGTATTCGGGATCGGATTCCGAAGATGAAGACCACATTGGGGGGGACGAGCCCAAACCCCGGACTGGTAAGTTCCTGGCACAAATGCTGATGCCACTACAACCTAAGAAGTATGGGTCCGTCCATTGGCACTTTATTGAACAGAATCTCGCAATCGGGATAATGGTAACTTACATGATTGTTGGTGTCCCGATAGAGACAGGCCCCCGAGCAAAGCAGAGCATTCAGGACTATGTGGTCTGCCTAAGTCCGATAAATGATGGCTTCTGCACCAGAACACTGGTGCTTCTTGATCATGCCATCTTGGAACGGCTTTTGGCGTTGGTTCATAGTGAGGTGATTAAGACTCACCCAGGAATTGCTCGAATATCGCCCCGTGTGACGGAAAGCTATCGTTTTTCCGAACACACCCAGCAAGCTGTGCGGATTCTTTATGATGCATATCAGAAAACTGCAGCTAAGGTGACGTTGAGTAAACTAACACCACTCTTTACTTCGACGAGGTCACCTCAATACTGTACGGATTTCTGCAGGTCAGCCTCTTTGATGATAGAGGAGAATCATGCATTTTTGATGCTGTCGAGGAATCCAGTTGTTTCAGACGCCTTTATGGCGCTGTTTGATCCAAAAAGAAGGAAGGGTGGTAGGTGTCCTGAGAAATTGGGTGATTATGTGCAGGAATATGAAATGGACGAGCTCCATATGAAGATAACTTGCCGCCCAGGTGCATTGGTGGATTCAGATCCTGAATCTATAGAGTCAACACCCTCAGGCAAGGGGAAGGCAGTTGCCGGTCTGAAACGAAAATCCTTGACACGTCCTCGTTCAGTCGAAGGAAGACCTACGTGGAACTCGAAGCGAGAGGCATTGCCGTACAATTTCTTGCACGACCTAGGGCACTACGACTATCCATCGACTGATCCTTCAGTGCAGGAATATGAGTTTATCAAGCCCATAGGTGCAAGACCCCCAACCCCTGCTTCACAAAATTCGGATTTTAAATGTGGGCGCCCATACGAGAGAGGGGTCCCTTTTGAAATTTATGAGTTACATGAACAACTGGATGCGATGAGAGGCAGAATGCCACCCGGAAAGGCTGTTTTCCCTATTGCCCCACCACGTTCAGAATCTGCCCCTTCTGTATCTCCGATATCTGAAGAAGGTAGAGATCCCCCTACATCTGAAGAAGGATCTGAGCAGTGCTCTGAAACTTCAAAATCTGATGTAAGCGCTCAAATCAAAGTGAGGACAAGTGTTAGGAAGACCAGGGCCCAACGGGCTCTGGCGCGGGAAATGACGAACCGGCGCAGCGATCCATTGGGACGTGTTTTCACTCGTAGTGATCACATGGACAGGTTGCAGATGTGTGATGACCATGACAATGACGGCCTGGCTATATTTCTTGGAAATTTATCACAGGCAGATGACTCAC